AAGGCTTGCATGACAATGCGGGCTTCGGCTTCAGTGAGTGTTACTTGTTTATTCATTGGATGTCTCCTCCTGTTGGCTGGCCAAGTAGGCTTGGGTTGCGGGGATGGCCGCAATCACAGCATCGAAGGCCGCTTTAAGCTCTGGCACTGCTACCATGATTTCGGGGTTCAGGGGCGCGGTCATGCGCTGGACTTGATCTCCAGAAGCAATCTGACCATCCGAGGTTGCGGGTAGAAGCTCCACCGTAATGCTTCCCGAATCCGCCGTAGGCTGGATCGCGGAAAGCGTATAAACGTGAAGTTTGTCGTAGGTTTTCGACGGAACGGGGTCCGTCACTATTGGGGTTGGGTTGGTTAGCATAAAATTAGGTAGCGATGAGGCCAAGTGTTCGCATACGTCCAAGCAAAGCGTTGAGTTGAGTAATCACTGTTGTGGCGTCTGTGGCGTCTGCCACGGCGGCTTGCTGGACTACAGGCGTTGCGTTGAAGAATCCGATCTTCTGGTCTGTCGCAGTGCCGATCTTGGTGCCTGTGGTCGTGTTCAGCACCAAGTTGTTGCCGCTGCCAAGGGTGAGGTTGCCCGACATTGTTGCAGCGCGAAACCTCAAATCGGCAAATGAACCAGAAGTGCCGTTGTTTACTTCAAGCACATTGGCGGCGTTTCTCCGCAAGCCTATATCTTTTGCTTGCCACCATTGTCCGCTTGCTGCCCATGCAATCGCGGATGTTTGACCGAGCATAAACCCTCCTTGGGATTGTGACATGGCCGCTGTGGAATCATCAGACAGTCCCACTGCCGCGCCCGCAACCAGACCATTGCCTCGTATGAAAGCCGCAAGCGTTCCACTGCTGTCGTAAACTTCAATAGCGTGTGGCCCCGAATTGCCGCTCGTTGCGTTGGCGGCTGTTGAGTTTACCCGCAGGATTGATGCCGTGCCTACTGGCGACTGTATTGTTATATTGCCGCTTTGTAGCGGAGCAAAGGCCGAATCATCTGCGAGCCTAACTTGCAGCGTTGTGCTGCTGCGTTTTAGCGCGGGGAAGAGGTTGCTTGTGCCGCCAAATTGGAGGCGGGCAAAACCAACATCCGCATACAGGCGCATAATACCCTCAGATGGCGATCCCTCTAACCCAACCGCACCACCAGCAAGGCCAAAATAAAAACCAGTATTAGCAAGCATGTATCCCGCCGCAAATATGTTGCGCGGTCTGTTGCCCGCCGAAGCTCCAATGTCATAAGTGTTGGTGGCCGATGCTAAAATATGACCGACAGTGCTGATTGACCATCTGCTTGTCCCATCCGTCTGAAACTCCAGCGCCCTCGCCGCGCCCGTGCCGCCTTTTTCTGTGCCAAACTGAAATACGTTGGAAGACCAACGCATGAATCCTCGCTCATAGTTTGTCCCTGGTGACACCCAAGTATTGTAGATGTTGTAAGTCTGCGGATTGGTCGTTCCAAATTGCGTATTTCTTTGTCCGAATACATCTGCGGCATCTCGCACAAGTCGCGGTTGGCCTTGAAAACCCATTGCAGTCGCGTCACCCAAAGCAATAAACCCCGCCTGTAATATGCTGGTTCCCCAATCAAACTGGTTCGCAAACACTCTTCCGCCAGAGCTTCCATCGTCGGATACACCGAAAATTGTATCAGCATTAACGCCAGACCGAATGGTGAAGATGTTTGTATTTTGTGACGCTTGTGGTCGCGTGATGCGTATTCCAGCTATCCCTGTGCCGTTAGGATTTTTAGTAAGAACCTCAAAAATCGGACTGCCGCCAGCCAACACGCGAAATGCCGTGCTTTCAGAGCCACTGGAAGTGTCAGTGATGCTGACGGAGGCTGCATGAAGCTGCGGTGTTCCTGTCAGTGTCGCGGAGGATCGGTTTTGACTGACGCTAATGGTGTAGGTTCCTGTGCCGCCTGTGCCTGTGCCAAGTGCCGTGATGCGCGTCCCGTAGGTGATTGTTCCGCTGCTGGTCAGCGTCATGCCAACGGCAATCGTGCCGCTGGAGACGGCGGTGACGGTTAAGGTTGTTCCACTGGTGGAGCCTGTGAAGACGGCTGTGGTGGCGTTGAACGTCTGCGTTGCGTCAATGAGCGGAGATGATGCCGTGACCGTGCCGCCTGTTAGGGTGAGCGCGGAGCCAGAGGTCGGGGCGGCGGAAAGGGTGGTGAATGCGCCAGTGTTTCGGGTGGTGGAGCCGATGGCTGGCGGGGCGGCGAAGTTGATGCGGGCGTTGTCAAGGACACCGCTGGTAATTGCGCTGGCGGCGTGGGTGTGAGTTGCCACGGGCTGGGGCGTCCAGAAGCCGCCGATAAGACGAAACCGCCACGCTCCCGCCGTGGTGGTGGTAACCACAGTTTCAATAGAGCCGATGTAACTGCTGCCTGTCCAAATGTAGCGTTCGATGACAAGGGTTGCGCCAGCAGCAACAGTTGAGAGATTAATAAACACTTCATCGCCACTCTGGGCCGAGTCTGTTGTTAGTCTCGGCAACGTGATGGTGCCTGTAATGTTGTTTGCCGTAAGGGTAACATCGAGCTGCACGTTGCGCCCCTCCGCCAACGTATAAGTCGAGGTAGTGAAAAATTGATGGGAACGTGTTACCAGCGCCCACTGGGCCGAGATGTTGTTGGGCGCAATGGCATCCGTGCCGCCTGTGTGATGGGTGGAGGCGTGGGGGGGGGTATCGGAGGCTCCCGCCTGATCTAACTGCCCGCTAATCGGATTAAAAAGCCACTTGCCCATATCAGCTCTTGGTTATGCTGGTCAGGTTACTATTGCCGTCGTAGGCAAGGGCGAGGCTTGCAACAATCGCCCCAGAGGCGCCGCCGGTCTTGTAAACAACAGCCGTCAGGTTGTTGTTGCCGTCATAGGTCATGCCGGCGTAGTTGAATGTCGGAATCCCCATACCTGGAATGGCCAACCGGTCATCTTTGATGAGGTCAAGATCGACGCCGATAGCCGTAATCAAGCCTGACAGCACATCGAGCTTATCTTCAATGGTCGCCACTGAAACAGGATCGAGCGTGGTTCCCATTTCAACCCGCAATCGGCCGGTCGATTTGTCAATCAGTAGTGGATGTTGCTCAAAGTCACGCAAATCCACGGTAGTCCCGCTTGGGTGAACCACCGCTACCGCATTGGCTATTGTTGCGTTGGGAAGGGCCATGGCTGCAAAGTCAATCCTTTCGACAAGTTACGCAATTATTTTCCGGTATCCGACTGCTTCTTGGCGATTACCGCGGTCAGTGCGGCCTCTTTGTCTGCCAAATAGTTGGCCAGTTCCCGCGAGGCGACATAGCGCGCCCTGGCGTATTCAAGGCGCGGACCGGCCGTTTCGGGGTTAAGCATCGCGCTATGGGCCTGCTGCACCTGCTCATCGAGCATGCTTTGGATCAGTTCGCGGTAGTCGCGGTTGGATCGCAGACGCTTCACGGTGTCCAACTGTTCGATTTGTTGCTGTAACATCATACCTGTATTGCGTTTACGTCTGGAGTATCCCTGTCCCCAACCGGTCCTTGTTGCACCTGTGTCCGCCCGGATTCTGCTATTTCATTCATGGCCTCCTGTGTCGGCGCATCTGCGGACGCCATGCTTGGCATCGTTAAATCGTCGGAAAGGGCTTTGTCCACATCTTCAATGCCCATGACGGTCAAAATTCTCATTAGCACAGGACGCAACCGGACGCGGGCCTCCGGCGGGATTTGCTCGAATTGCATAAGCATTTCAAAGGCCCGCGTGTGGTTCTCGATCACTTCTCCATCGCGGCTGGTGCTCACTTCCAACTTTACTTTGTAAGGAAGTTGGTTGATTTCGCGGAACTTGGACAGGGTGGCGGCCGCTTCCGGCCCCATGAGCATTTCGGCGTCCGCGTCATCATAGTAGGTCATGATCAGGGCAACTGAATCGGCCAGAATGTCCTCAAAGCCACTGATAAAGTCGGCCAGAATGTTCTTGAGAAGCACGTTGGCCACGCGGTCAAGACTCTTGATGCCGGTGGCCAGCCCTGCCGCGGGCAAGCCGGCCATGCCATGGTCGCCGGCTGACACAATACCGGCCTCCAACTGCGTGACCTGCATAAGCATATTAAGCAGGTTTTCGCTCGATCCGCTATCATTTGGAATCGGGATCACCTTGAACACATCGTCTGCGGAGTATCCATCGCGGAGTCTATACGTTTTAGTCGTGCCAAACTCAATCGGCTCGCCGGCCAATCCTTCCTCTGTGGCCATTGGGTTCTCAATCTTGATGTTGCCGCTCAAACTGGAGGCCAGATTTACACGGTTCATGTAAAGATCGCAAAACTTGTGCCGGTCGCTGAACAATTCGTAGAACCCTGTGCCATACCAGCGGTGCGGAACCGGCTCCATGCGCACCACGCGGAACGGCCGCCGGCCGGTCGGGCTGATATTGTCCAGATAGTCGTAGGTAAGTAGCTGCTCGTTCTCCAAGTCGATCAGGGCGGCAATCTCGTCGGCCTGTCCGTCCTCGTCCAAAATCACGCGGGCATACACTTCGGCAAACGGACACTGCGGAATGGCGTCACGGTGCCGTTCTGTTTCCCCGCGCCAGCGGTCCGGCCGATTGGATTCTGACTTGTTCTTGCCGTCCAAAAGACTGTTTTCCAGCTTGGAAACAAAAGTGTCAGCATCCTCTTGGCCTTCGAGCGGTGCCAACATGGCCTTAACTTCATCCAGCCCAAAATCCAACTTGATCGCGCAGAAATCAGCTTTGTGAACATCGCTTTCGGTCGCGTTGCAGAAAAAATCCCGGTGATCGAGGCAGGCGGATTCAATGTTATTGTAAAGAACCCGCCGCATATCCACGCGCCGTTCTTCCCATGTCGGGGTTCCGGTCAGGACAACGCGCGGGTCGCGCGTTAGGATCTTGTCGCCGTTTTCAGTGTCGGTGAAGGCGTCCGTCTGCAATACCGGATTGCCGTCACGACCGCGCACTGGTTCACCGTCCGGCCCGATCAAAACTACCGCCGTCCGGTAATACCGCTGCGTTTTGCGCTTCCAAGTGGTCTTGACCACAGTTTCACCACGAATGGCAGCCAAGGTTTCAGCCTCGCGCAATACCAGCCGCATTTTGGCCTGCTCTAACTTAAAAGCGCAATACCGCTCGATGACTCGCGCATCCTCGTAATTGTCATCCTTTCCTTCAACCGATACTGACATCATGGGATTAGCGGTCAGAAGTTCGTCGTAAACACGGCTTGCCGTAATTCGGACATACCGTTTGGGCAGGTTCAGCGACATATTGGACTTTTCAAAAATCGTCCCAGGGCGGCGGCGGTCCTCCATGTTCGAGGCAAAGTGCCGCATGCTCATATTGCGCTTCTCCATCCAATCGTCAGAGACGTAGCTGTTCTGCGCGGTCCGCAACCGCTCCAAAAAATGTCGGGTCAATGCGCGCTCTTGCCCTCCCGTCAGGACAAGATTACCGCGGAGCGGGGCCTTGGGCGGATCCAGTTCGATGGGCAGATCAGGCAAAAATTTCATGGCGTCAATTCTTTTGACAATACACTACTTGGCAAGTTCCGGTTTTCCACGGGGAACAGCCATAAGGTTAACCCCGCCAAAGAAGCGCAAAGCCTGAAGTCCGCGGGGCTGGTAGCCGATGGCAGACGCTTTCGGGGCGACAAGTTGGGTGGATGTCCGCCCAATTTTGTCCACCGTCTCGATGACCGCGTAGGCTTCCGGCCCAACGCCCATATTGCGCAGCCTTTCCAGATTTGCTACGGCCGGAACGGTTGAGGTTCCGCGCATGTTAAATTGCTCCACCGGCAGGCCGGCCAACCGCATAAAGTCGGCTTGCTGTGCCGGGGCCATGTTCAATTTGGTCGCTTGCTGGCGCAAAGAGGCGATTGTGGCGCGTTTTTCATCGGCCGGCATATTGGACCGCTGAACGGCTTGCCTCTCTTTGTTAAACCAGTTTTCCGCATTAAAAGGCGCATAAGCGGACCGCCCAAGCTGGCCGGTAGTCGGCACCGTTTGGGACAGAAAAGGCGTGTTGGCGCGAATGGCATCCAGCGGTCCGGCCTCGTAGCCCAAGGCCTCGGCCTCACGCGACCGGCGCATCACCGGATCAACCATGCGGGTGGCAAACTGCCGCCAAGGGGGGGGGAGGACGCCGGCCGTGCCCACATCGTAGGCTACTTCTCCCAAGCGGAAACCCACCGGCTTGTCTTTGTCAAACGAGGACAGGCCGACAATCTTGGCCAGCATGCCCAAGCTGACGTATTCCTCGGAAATATCGGCAAACTGCTCCAAAGCCTTGTCAGTCTTGCCCGCCAACAGAAGGCCCATGGCAATACCTTCTTTCAGGTAAGGGTAATTGCGATACCTCCACCACAAATCTTTGGACTCACCGGAGCCGTCATCCATGGTAAACTCGGCATCCCGCATCAGGCCGTGGGCAAAGATGATGCGGGCCAGCCTCGACAGGTTAATGCGGTTTTTGGTGCGGAAAGCGGCGTCAAGCAGGTTGCCTTCTTCGTCCACGCTGGCCCCCAGAACCGGATCGTCCTCGTCATCGTCGGCCATGGCGATAGCCGTTCCCACCGCGGCCAGCGCGCCCATGGTCATCAGGTTGGCCATGCCCTCGATGCGCTGCTGCTTGGTGCGGCCGGCCATAACCGTATTCAGGGCGGCGTCAAAGGTAAGCCGCTTGAACTGGCGGGCCATGTTGTAGGGCCATTTGACAAACGGCAGGAGGCCGCGCTTCACAATCTGGCCCATGGCCGTCATGGACTGCTGCGGATCGAGCCAAGCCGGCACGTTCTGGTAATCCATCAGATAAAGCACGGTGGTCAGGTAAACGTCCCGGTGAATCTCGGCCGGCGCATTGGCAATCCAATTCTGCTGCCATTCGCGCCGGTTGGTATCATTTGATACCTCGCCGCGGCGTTTTGCCTCGTTCCACGCCACTTGCGCATGCGCGCGATAGGCCGCGTAAGCCATCTGCTGCTTCTGGCGGATGTCAATTTCTCCGTATTGGACGGCCTGCATGAAGGCACCGCCCAAGTTGAGGCGGCCCAACTGTTGTTTGACAGAGATATTCGGGTCGATGTCCATGGCTTCGAGGCCGGTTTGGTCATCGAACATCTCCCGCGGAACCACTTTCCCAATCCGCTCCTGCTGCCACTGCGGGAACCGGTCCGTGATAAATCCGCGCATCAAATACATCAGTTCGTATCCGCCCAACTTGGCCCCGTTAACATCGCCGGCGGCTATACTGACCAGCGTGTAATTGAATCGGTTGGCGATACGAACCAATTTGATAAGTTCGTTGCTTGCGTAGTTGGTGATAGTGGTAAACGGCGTAGCCAGAAGCCCCGCGTTATACCGTTCCAGAAGGCCGGACAAAATGCGCGTTAGCGCGTTGTTTGTAACCTGACGAGATATGCCCAACATCAATTCGCGTTCGACCTCCTTGTGGATCATCAGACCGCGGCCCCGCAACCGGAAGGCATCTCCCAAAATCTTGGCCATCGCCTTTTGATCTTGCGGCGTCAGCGCGCCGGTCAGGGCAGGGAAGGCCTTGGGATTGAGTCGGCGGGCAATTTTCACCGCTTCGAGGAGTTTGCGATAGGTCTGGTCAAGCTCGACATAGTTGCCAGCCTGATCTTTTGGAATCCGGTTGCCGTCCACCGCGGCCGCCTCAATCAACCGTTGTCGGGTCAGAACACGGATTTTCTCGCGGTGTGCTTCCATGGCGCGGACGGAAAAGCCGTCAAATAGGTTCTTGATGTTCCCGGTTTCGCGGGCCTCGCCGGCTTTCATCTTGCGCGCGCCGGACCGGAAAGACCTCAACAGGCTTCCGATCATGGCGCCCAAGGTTTTGGCCTCGGCAACGTCCGGCGTGTAGCCCTCGACATACGGAAGATCGGGGAGGGGAACCCCGCCAAACAAGTCTTTCAACTCCTGCGGCCACTCATTGAACAGGTCGCGCAGCGCGTATCGGTTAAACTCGGCCGTCATGGTGCCCTGCGGCCCCATGTAGCGCGCTTCCTGCATCCCCGGCATGATCCACCGGTCCAGATAGTGCGCCGATTCTGGGTAGCGGGCATGGAAGTCTTGGTAAATCTGTTGCTGCACCTCGGCCGGCATAGCTTTCATGAGTAAATAGCGGCCGCCGTCGATTTCCGGCCCAAGCTCGAAAAGCCCGCGGTCGGTTGCAACCATGTCGCCAACCTTGAACTTGTTGGTCCGCACCTTGGCCGCGTTGATCGTTCCGGCGCGCATCAGAAACGACTTGAACACAAAGTCGCCGTTGTCATCGAGTCGGTCCACTTCGAGGCGCGCGGCCACCGGAAGCAATTCGTCCAAGAAGTTCTGCAACCGCTTCTTGTTTTTGCTCCAGAAGGCCGGATAGCCAAACGCCCGCGTAATATCATCGCGGATTTGCTGCATCATGCTGTTGATCGTCGCCGCGACCAAAGCCTCGTTGCGCCGGTTGTCCAACATGGCCGCTTTGGCGCCCGGAGCGTAAAACTCCAGCTTATCCATCCGGCCGCGGAGCCAAGTGCTATACCACTCCTTGACTCCAGGCAAAAGCGGGCTGTTCGGCGTCTGCTCGGCCGCCTTGCGGAAATCCTGTGCCTTCTGACGCTCCTCGGCAATTTGCGCCAATTCAGCCTCTACGGACGGACGCGCGGCCGCCACTTTTGATTCCTCGTCATCCAACTCTTGCCGCATACCCTCAATGCGGCCGGTATCAAACGGATCTTTTTGGGCAAACACATCGTCCACGGACCGGATGCCGCGCTTGGCCAACTGCGCGCGCAGCGTGTTCCGCGTGGCCTGCATGATCTTGTTGACCGCCTGCTTGCTGATCCCTTCCTCTTGACCAATGGCCTCGTTGGTCTTTCCGGCCATAAAGCCGGTCCAAATTCTCCTCGGGCGCGCGGGCACGGATTCCATAATCTCGCGCACGGCTGCCAAATCGTCGGTTGCCGGTTCATTCTCGAACCGGTCGGCCAGCATGCTTTGGCCAGTTTCGCCGTCCATTTCGCCCACTGGGGCATCCAATTCCCGGGCTTCCGCGCCGGCAATCCGCCGCTGTTCCCGGTAAAGGTTGTTCATCCGGTTGCGGATGACCCGCGTGGCATAGGCTCCAAATGGCACCCCGCGACTTTCATCAAAGGATTGGGCGGCCGTAAGAAGCCCGATCCGCGCCTCCTGAACCTTGTCCTCGAAGTCGATCCGCGGAATGTTGAACCGGCCAGCCAGCGCAGTCGCCAGCCCAAGGTTGTCAGTTACGAGGGCTTCAATTCGCCCATCTGCTGTTTCTCGGCCAGAACCCGCGCCCTGCGCAGGACTTCCAATTGCTCTTGGGTGAGTTTCACGCCATTGGGCAGCAAGTCCAAGGAAAGTTTCGGGTTCTTCTGCGACGAGTTCATCTGTGTTTTCATAATCTCTTAATTGTGCTTGTTCAAATATCCATTCCGCCTGATCGTCCATGTCGGCGTCCATGTCCTCCGGCGTGACCAGACGGCGGGCGCCGGCCACCACCGGCGAACTTCCCTCCGAAACCACGTTTTCGCCGTTAATTTGCGTCACCGGGCTGCGGTCCATAACCCGCTGCATCACTTCGGAATCCGTGATAAAAAACCTGGGCGTGTATTGAATCCGCTCCATGATGCCGCCAAATTGGTCGGCAAAGGCGCGGCCTTGGTCGAAGTTCAGCCCGCTTATCTCGACGCGCAGTTCGCCCGATACCCGCCGCCGCTCGATGCGCCAGCCATTGGCCAGATTCAGATTGGCCCCATCGGTCATCACCATGTCGAACGCTTGTTCGGCGGTCATGGTATTGCGCGCACCCATACGCATGCGCAGCCCCGGAACATCCTTGGATGGCACCTGCACCCCAAGCATTGGCTCGCCGGTGGTCGGAGTGAACCGGAAGATGCGCGTCCGCTCCAAGCCAAGCCGGTCCCAGACCGGAAGCATCACGCCAATCAGGAAATGATCTTTGCGTTTGGTTTCCTTGGGCGCGTTTGCTATTTGCGAATCCCAAAGAGTCGCCGCCTCGTCGCGGGTAACTTCTTGGTAGTTGCCGGCGTCCACCAGCTTCCCGCCCTCCATGCGTCCGGGCTGCAAGGTGACATCGGCCTTCTGCACCATCGAATTGCCAACAATGCCCACCCGCCGCCATTGCGGAACCACTGAACCATTGTCCAGCGTCCGCGGCGGCCCTTCGCGCAAGGCAAAGACGTTGCCGCTCCGGCGGTTCTTGACCCACATAATGGCCCCGCCGCGCTCGGCCTCCTCGAAGGTGGTGAAAATCTGATCCTCGAAGGCTTCAATTTCTACCAGCCGCGTGGTCGCGCCAGTGTCCGGTTGCGTATAGACCACATCATCGGCAACCACCTCGACGCGCTCGGCGCGGTAGTTTTGCGTCCCTGGATCAAAGCTGCCGTCATCCTTGGCCGTCTCGATCCTCCGTTCCAACCGCTCCATGAACAGGTCGAAAAGCGTGTTCTGCCGGTCCAGCGGAAGCGCAAGGATGCGGTTCAAAAATTGCGTTATCGGCGGCCGCTGGTCATCGGCCAGCCCGCCTTGCTGCGATACCAGCTTGTTGACCTTCCGGCCTTCGCGCGTGGTGACGTAGCCCAAAGATTCGCTGAACTCATCAAAAGTGAATCCCTCGACCCGCTCGTTATACAGGTCGTTCATCAACCGCCACAGAGCATCAGCCGAATACGGACTCTCCAGATTGTCACTGTCGCTGAACATACCTTGGCCGGCCGTGCGGCGTTCGCCAGTGGTCAAGGCGCCCAACTGCGCCAACCGGCGGGCAATCGAGGCAATAAACCGCTTGTGTCCCTTGATGTTGGTTTCGAGAAGTCGATAAATCGGCGCGTTGGCTTGGTCGGTGCGGTGCGTCCTTCCAAATCCCTGAAGCGCATTGTCAGCCCGCCATCCGGCCTGCACCAGATAGTGAACGCGGCGTTGCTTGTTCTTGGCTCGATTGCTGGCATGGAAACTGAATCCGGTGCCGCCGGCATCAGAGAAAATCAAAATTCGGCGTTTGCCATCTTGGAAATCTTGCGCATCGGCGCGCGCTTGCGCCTTGCTCCGCTTTTCGATCTTGGTTTCAGTCTTGCCGCCTTTGCGGACTGTAACCACGCGCTGCGTCCGTCCGGTTACTTCAGCTACGCTATCCGGCCCGAACCGGTTGATTATCTGGTTAAGCGGGCTTTCCGGCATGTCGATCAGGGCGACTTCATCCATCAACCGCTCTTTCTCGGCCACGGCGGCCGGCGACTGCACCGGCTGGCCTTCGCTGTTGAGAACTTTATTCCAAACAGTCCGTTCCGGGTTGTCAGGGTCCTGCACTTCTTCGTAAAGATCCGTGGGGAAGCTCTTGTCCAAAAAGTCCAAAAGGATTTGCCGCGGCGACAAATCCAAATCCTCCATCGGGATTTCGTCGCCTTCGGCCTCGGTTCGGGCCTTGGCCAGCGCACGTTTCTCGACCGCCTCGCCGGTATTGACCAGTTGCAGGACCGCGCTATTGCCGGCGGCAAGCTGCTGATCCATGTCCTCCAGCAAAGCCGGTAGCTGCAAGCCGGTCAGGAGTTGGTTGAAGAACCGTTGCTGCGCACCCCAGAAGGCACTGGCCGCGTTTGACCTGGCTCGGCGGCTATTGACCGCGCCGGTTTCGTCCATGATGCGGTCCATGTTGGACAACACCGCTTGCCATGCCGTGGCAATCCGATTGTAAAGTCGTTCCTGATCCGGCGTCAGGTTGTGCGTCAGGCGGGCAAATTCGACGCCCTTGTAGGAAATGCTGCGCGCCAGATACAAACCCTGCGCCTTCAGGTCGCGCGCGACCACTTCCATGGCCGAAACACCACCGGCACGGATTTTATCAAAGAAATTCTGCTTGTTCGGGAACGGCGTCCCTTCGCCCCAGATACCAAGCCGGTCCGCATAGGAAAGATTCTCCACCTCGGTCGCACCGGTGGCCGACACATAAACCACACGCGCATTGGGCAGGAGTTTTTGCAGGTCCACCACCGCAATGCCGGCCTGACTCGGTTGCTTCAGCCCGCGGTTGCCCTTGACCGCAATCGCGTTGCCCGCCTTGTGTGCCTCGTCCAAGGCAATCACGCCGTCGAAATCTTTGCCAAGCCACTCGGCAATCTGCTTCATGCGCGAGTTGTGCTCTTTGATCTTGTCCCACCAACCTTGCGCGCCTTCGGTCAATGTCTGGTGCCCACCTTTGAGCGTGTCGTAAGTGGTGAATAGGATGCCATCGGCCGCCTCGACCTTCTTGCCCTTCTTGACCTTGTTCAGCATGAACACCTTCTTCGGGTCCAAACCAACATCCTCGACATCGCGCTTGGCGTCCTCGATCAGCCCGCCCGACTTGGAAATCCAGACCGCTTTTTTCCGGCCTTGACGCAGATTGTCCATGATGATGCCGGCAATCTGGCGGCCCTTACCGACTCCGGTGCCGTCACCAATGAAATACCCGCGGCGTTCTCCGCTCGGCAGCACTTGGCTATGCGCCTGACCGGCATAGACAATGTTTTCCAGACTCGTCTCGGAAATCCGTCCCTCGGTAATGACTTCCTTGGCCAAGTTTGGCGTGTAGGTCGGATCGGGCGGGGGAACGCTGGCCATGGCCGCACTCTCGACCAGCGGAGCCAAATGTTTCTGCGCACCCGGAATCCTGACCTTGGCCGGAGTATAGAGGGCGAACACATCGTCCTCGTTTTGGATGCTGCGCGCGCTGGTCTGCGCGCCTTCGACAGTGATGCCGGTCTGCTCTACGGATTCTCGGCCGCTTCCCGGTATAACTGGCTGTCCGTCACCTGTCCGTTGCCCATCAGTTCGTTGAGGATCATCTGTCCCGCGTCCTTCAGATTGTCCGCGTCCAGCAAGTCCTCCATCTGAAACGCCTCGCTCAACTCGTCCAGCACTGTCTGCGGGTCGCGCCGTTTCGCCCTGTCGAACGCCTGTCCTTCCGGTCCGTCCTCCAGACCTTCCGGCACGGCTTCCAGTGCCAGTTCGAGCACCGGCATCAGTTCGGGCAGTTCCCGCCGGCTCCAGCGTTTGAGCATCGCCAGGGCCAGCTTGTTCAGCGGATGGTTGGATAGTTGGTCGGTCATTGCGGACTCCTTGTAGTAATGTAATCAGATCGGCCAAATCGTCAATTTGGCCCTGAATGATGTTCTTGTTGGTTGAACCGGCCGGCGGTGCCACTTTGTCGATGACAAGGAGCCGATTGCTGAAACTTGTGCCGTATTTGGTGTAATTGCGGCCATCCACCCAGATGTTGGCTCGCACATGGTATTGCTTGGCCATGTTCTGCCACCACTGGCGGAAGGTAGGTGTATCCAAGCCCATACCTTCCCCCACAATGGCCACCAGACGCCCGCCAGGGCGCAACGCCTTCAACGCGGACTCGACATGCTTGGCGCCCACCATGGTCTGGCCGGTCTTGCCACTCTTGGCCGCGTTGGAGAACGGCGGGTTCATGTTGACCACAGTGGGGCGGGGGAGGGAACCGGAGGCAAAGCGCGGTTCCAGAATGGCGTCAATCTGCTCGGCGTTTTCGGTGGTCAGATGGTCAAAGCCCATCTCACGCAAGAAGTCGATACGCTTGGACTCAAGCTCATTGGCAATAATCGTCGCGCCATCCAGCTTCGGATAGACAGCCAGCCCGCCAATGCCCGCGCTTGGTTCGAGCACCACATCGGCCGCCGTGGCTCCGCTGACCCAATGCGCCACAAAGGAAAACACCGGCGGGGTTGAAAATTGCTGATACCGGTCAGTGCGGCCACTGCGCTTGGTCTGGGTCGGCAACCGCTGTTGCAAATCCTCCAGTGCCCGGATCGCGCCCACCGGACCGAAAGACTTCCAGCCTTGGTTGGCATCGAACACCCCGCCGCGCGCCAAGAACAGGTTGACCGCCAGTTCCATCGCATCATAGGCATCCTTAACTTCGTAAGTGCCAGCCGACAGGGTGCCGCCCCAAGCCGCATCAGTGATCGGTTGAATGTCTTTCTCGAAATTCAGTTTCCGGCCTTCCTCCAACAGCGGCAGAATCCCCTCGGCCGCCACCCGCTGCGGATTGGCCTCCGGTCGCTCGATCCGGTCGGCCTCGCCGTAGCTGCCCAACAACTCCTCTGGCGTGGTCGCGTTCTCGTTCAAGCCAGCGCGCGCGCCCACTTCAGAGAACCGCCCGCTCAAGATGTCATCGGCTGACAACAGGATCGGGTTCTGCGGCGAATTGTCGTAGATCACCAGATCATCGCCAAAAAACTCGATGTAAGTCGGCAGGGCCGCGTTGAATCCCTTGTGCGCGCCCAAGAGCACTGGAGGCGGCACATACCGCTTGCTGCCAATGGCTCGGAGGAAAGAACGGACCAATGCCTCGTATGGGTCAATCGTGACCGCAATCATTTTGGTGCGGTAGCCCTCGGCGCGAAGGTTTCGGGCTTGGGTCAGCGACTTCTCGGGGTTCTTCATGGTGCCGTCGATGACCAATGGGAAACTGTTCTGCCGCGCCCTGCGTTCGATTTCCTCGGAAATGGCAGAGGCTTCAGGGTGCGTAATGACTGAACTGCGCGAATCGTTCAGTTCATTGAGCAAATCGTATTCCGGCAGAAACTCCCGAATCTCGTCAGGGTTGCTCAAGACGCGGCCCTCGTCAGGTATGTTGCCCTTGGCCACCTCGCGCCGGAGGAGGCTTGTCTTTCCTGCCGCACCACCGCCGCCCATGAACACAACCAGCGGATTGTCCTGCGATTGCGGTTCCTTAACGTCCGACAACGCTTGGCGGTCGTTCCCGCCGCGCATGAAGTATTCGATGATGGTTTCGCGGAGCACTTGCCGCGACACTTCGCCGGCCGGAATGCCCAAAAGTCGATTGGCCAGTGATCCGGCTACAATGGTCGCCGTGTCTTTCTCCAGCGTGACCTGTAAACGTGAATCGTTCGGATCGGAAATACCTTCCGGCAGGTTGGGCATGCCAAGGTCCGAATATCCATCGGGCCAATCGCCAAAGGCTTTTGCTATGCGCTCCTCGCGCCCCTGATCGTCAAGCCGTAGCTTGTTTAGAACCCGCTCTTGATCCCGCGAGCCTCCATATACGCCTCCATCATCTTCCAGTCGGCGCCCGCCCGCTCGGCCGTATAGACCCCCGGTTTGTCCCCCGGTTTCGGCGGCGTCAGCTTGAAGGGCGGTATCTCCACCGGTTTCTTCGCTTGGCTGTCTGTCGATTCTTTCACCAACTTGATTGTTACCGGCAGCGCCATTTTCGTCAACCGCTTTTTGGTAAATCTGCCCCCAAGAAACCTGCACATCGGGGTCCGTATTCGTGCCGTTGGCCCAAACCTGCGATAACAGCTTCGGCGTCATGCTATTGCCAAACCTTTCGACAAGCCGTGCCGCCATCGCCTCCGGCGTGGTCGCTCCGTCTGCATACAGCGCATCGGCCACCCTTGTCATCGCCGCAATGAAATCCGCGCCGGCTGGTTGGGCCGCGGCCGCCAACACCATGCCCTCGTAACCGTAAATCGGCCGTCCGCTGGACAACCTCCGTTCAATCATCTCAAATAAATCGGGAGGAGTTTCCAAGTCGCGGAAACCAGAATCCCGCAAATACTTGATAAGCGCGTCCAAATCTGGCGCGTTGTTTCGGAATAGATTGAACGTGCCCTTGACTCCGACCGCATTACCAGGCTGTTGCGCCTCTCTGATCCGCTGCAACTCTCCGGCGTATTGGTAAACTTTGGGGCTGTTTTTGGCCGGCAATCCTCCCGCTTGGCGCACTGCATCAAGAATGTCTATACCGCCGGCACCCATAGCCTCTGCCGCCTCGGCCTCCTGATCGGCCATCATTTCCTTTTGCAAGGCCGCCCGCTCCGTATCAGTCAGACCATCCGGCCCGCGAGCCTCGGCTGGTTGCAAAAACCGCTCCAAGTCGGCAAATGCCGCATCCACTTCGCGTGCCGGTTGCGGGGCAACAACTTCCCGCGGCTGCACCTTATCCAGTTCAGCCTCGGCCCACTCAACAACAGCAAACGCTCCGTCACGCTGCTTCTGGGAAGTCATGCTGTCTGTGGCGTTCAACACCCCGGTTGTCTGCTCCTCGATGATGCGCTCAAACATATCCCGCAATGCTTCTTCGCGGCTGGCGTATCCTTGTCCGTTGTTGCTAAACTTTAAGCTCAACCCCATCCCACCACCCAAATAGCTGCCGCTTCTGTGTTCAGTGCGGAGATTGGCCAGCCACCGACCGTCAGCCAACTCCAAAACACGAACCTCCGCGCTGACCGGCTGCGACTTCTTGGCCGGGAAAGCAATAACCTCTGCGTCCGCTTCGGAATAGACGCCCGAATCGTTAGGCTTGCGGCCGTTTACATCCAAAATCACGTTGCCCGCCGGTGCCTCTGCTTCTGCTTCGGGCGGCGGCACTGTTACTGACTTTGGCTGGAGCTTGTTGTCCATACTGACCAGCTTTTCCCACCGCGGACGCGCCCTGTCGGCATCGGCAATCAGCTTGCGAACTTGCCCGCCCAATTCCTCGCCGCCTTTCTTGGTAACTTCTTTAATGAAAGCCAACCTCTGCTTGGGCGTTGTGCCACTGTAACCAGTGTAGCCATAGCCAGAACCGCTTCGGCCGGTAATAGGCTTCACTCCCGCCAGCTTGGCCAATCGCGCCAACTCTTGATCTAAAGCATACCAAAGGACTGTTGCTCTGCTTCGATTGTCAGAAATAACAGCCGGATTATTAGTTACCTCGGCTCCCTTCACAAACGATTCCATCGCAGAGGAAAACCCGCGCTTCTGAATAAACAGCACTGCTTCGGGGGAGGGCTTGAACGGGTCTTTGTTCGAGAAGCCGTCCTTGTAAGTCTCTTTAACCGCTTTGGGCTTGGTCGCGCGTTTGCGTGGACGCTTGGGTGCCTCGGCAATCCTTTCGGCAACGGCCGGTTGCGGAGCCTCCACGGCCTCCGCGGGGGCTTGCGCCACCGGATCCGGTGTCACCACACTCGGAGCTTTCTCGACAGCCTGCGCGGACACTCGCACGGCCGGAGCCTGCTGCGACACTGGCGGCGCCTGCGCTGGAGGTCCAGGGGGAGGGGCCACTTGCGGCGCATCAACCATCTGCGGAGGACGCACCACCGGCCGCGCCGGACGCTCCTTGGCCATGTCCGCTCCCTTCTTAAAGGCTTCGCGCACCTGATCCAAGTTCGTCACCAGAATCGCCGCATCTGCCAGCCCCGAAATGATTAGAAAAGGCTGCGCCGTGGCAACACCGGCCGCGAGTTTGATGCCAACCCCCACAGTGGCAAAGACTACCCGCGGCCGGCTTAAATTGCCCTGCCGTGCCTGTTGCGCCAGACGATACGTCCCAAAGAACGCCACGCCGCCGCCGAAAACTTCCCCGATGTTGGTGGACAGCCAATCGGTAGCAACTCGGTCGCTCACCGCGCCATCTCGAACCAATAGTTCTACGCCGGGGAATGGGATGCCGCTCTTGGTCAGACTATCTTTGAGCAACTGCACAATGTAGTCCGGCACCGCGCTCCACCCAAACTGACCCACCACATTGTCCAGATTGGTCAGGAAATCATGCCCGAACCAGACGCGGTGCAATCCCGGGGTCGCCATCTTGTCGGCAATCTCCGCGGCAAACTCACTGTTGCCCACCTTGTCGATCCACTGCCCAACCTCGCTGCCAGGGTTGAACTTATCATACATCTGCGTTCCGACATTGACCACGTTGCCATACCGGTCCACCGCGCCAATATCTATGCCAGTGTCCACAATCTTATACCCAAAGGCCGCCGCTGCGTTCTTCACCGCCGCCCGCAATCCCTCGCTCGTCCAGTTACCGGTATCTTCCGCTGGAACAAAGGCACGGTTCTCCGGCATAGCCTCATCCGCCGCGGCCGCTTCCGCCGTCTCTTGGCTGACGCTTGACTCTGCCATCGGTGCCGGCGCCACCCCGCGAGCATCCAAGCGCGCCACCTCGGCCTCGATCTTGGCTGCCACATCCTCAAACTCGGCCCGCGTCTGGTCATCAAGCGTGCCCATCAACTTTTCGCGCAGCCATTCGGCAAGGTTCTCCAACAACTGACGAAGGTTCGAGGCAAAGGCCGGATCAAGCTCGGCCAACCGGTCCACATCCTGCGCAAAGGCCACCTGCTCGGTGGTCACGCCATCCAGCTTGGCCGACAGATACATCCGCCAAAACTCCAGAGCCATCTGCTGCGGGTCAGTTTCCACGTTGCGCCAATCCTGATTGGCGTCCGTCAACACCTGCGCCGGATAGTAAGCCTCGACCACCCGCCGCTTCACCACATCGGGCAACCGGCTCCAATCTTCAATCAACTGCTCCGGGCTGCGCACCGCGCCAGTGGCAATATGCAAGACCTCCTCGCGCGCTATGGCTGCAATCCTCGCCGGTCGCTCCGCGGGCGGAATACTCGCCAGCACTGTTGCCAACTGGCCTTGGTCAATAAAAATGGTCGGGCCGCGACTACTGCTCCCCGCATAGGCCGCCATCCCGCCGTTGGGAAGCGCGATATACTGCTTCTTCTGGGCGGGCGACAATGCCTTGTATTCCTCGGCCGTAATCGGGTTGGTCATCCGCCGCGTCACATACAACCGCGGCGTCACCACCACATTCGGCAAAGCAGAGTTGTTAAAGAGAACCGGCGCGGCTGCCTCGACCATCGCCGTCACCGTCTTGGCCGTAGGCTTGGCCTCAAAGACCGCCACATTAGGCTGCACCACCGGGGCGGCCGCCTCGGTCTGCGCCACCACACCACCCGAACCCTGCACCGGCCCAAGCTGCACCGGACCATCCGACAACCGCCGCTCAATGGCTGCCGCCCATGTCTGTGCTTTGGCTTGCGCCTCCTCGGCCGTATTCGCCTGAACCGTTTGCGTCACCGTCACCGGTCGCTGGCTGCCTTTAGGTGTGTAAGTTGCTGTGAACGTGTAAGAACCTGCTGCTCCCGATTGCCCAACAGTCTGGGCGGTCGGCTCTGCTGGCGTAACCGGACCCGCCGGTTGTGGCGCGGGAGGAGCTTGCTGCGCCTGCCTAACCGGCACATCTGTCGGCACCGCTGTTTCCCCAGACTCCATAGCATCGGCTTCGGCAAGCTGTTCGGCTTCTGTCTTTTGGAGATAAACGGCTGCCGTAAAGGGGGCGATCTGCTCCAACTGGCTACGCAAAGAGTCAGGCACAATGACGCGATCCCCGCGCGTGTATGCGCCATATTCCACCAGAGAACGCTGCTGTGCTGGCGTTAGCGGCGTCAGGCTGGCCATGCGAACCGCCGCGTCCACCAGCAACTTCTGATCGGCGGGCAACCCGTTGATCTCCCGCACCGCCCGGATAGACGCCTCGCTCATGCCCAACACATCAAGCATGTTCGCCGCAACCTCACCGCGGATCGTCTCGCGCTCACCATAAATCTCCGCAATGCGCGGATTGATCCCCATGGCCGGACCCTGCGGCGTCGAGACGCCCACTGTTTGCGCCAGCCCCTTCAATTCTTTCGACAACCGGACATCCTCGGTTAGCAGGGTCTTGAGGTTGTCGTTCAACGTGCGCACCAACCCCGTGTTCTGGTAGCCCTGCGCTTGCTTGGCCTGCTCGTAGGTGATGGGGGTTTCGGCAAAGCGCGTGTTGTAGTCGGCCACAAACTGCCGCAAAGCCTTGTCCTGCGCCTGTTCGTAGCGGCGGGCTTGGATGGTGCCCAAGGCGCCGCCAATCGGCGCATGCACCGCACTTAACCCCACGCCGCCAATAAAACCGGCAAAGCCTTGCGCGGCTGCATCGCCCAAAGTTGCACCCGCCTCGCCAAACGCAGCAACAACTTCCTCGAACGCCTCGCCAGAGCCGGACGCCCAACCCATTTTGGCCATGTCCACGGCCGTATTGCGCAGTTTTTGGCCGGACGTAAGCATTATGCCAGGAGTGCTCTGCACCTTGCCCAAATTGAAAAACGACTCCTCCAAGTTCTCCAGCCGTCCCAAAGCGCGGCCGGCTCGGTTCAGGGCCAACCCTGCGCGCTGGGATGTGGCCAACCATTTGCCGGCTACCAGGATCTTGGCCGCACCCACGCCTAACAAGTTGCTGCCAATCTCGATGGCCATTTCGGTCAATGGCGCCACCTGACCCCCGACAAACCCCTGACGCAGCGGCCCGAAAAACGAACTCTCTGCGATAGCTCCGTTGGCCGAACCGTAGTCCGCCGCCATTTTCTGGATTTCAAGCTCGTATTGGCTGTTGAGGGCGCCGCTTTTGAACATCGACCAGTAAGCGGGACTCATCGTTTCCATGTAGGCCGCCATGGCTTTGTTCATCGTGCTGCGCGGGTCGAGGGGGTCATTTTCCCAACTCATGCGGCTCGCAACGCCATCATGGAAAGCTGCCGCGGCCGACTTGACCCGCTCGGACAACTGCTGCAACTGCTGCCCATCGCCGCGCCCGCTGTTCAGGTAGTTGTAAAGCTCATCAACAGCCAAATTAAGTGCGCCACCTTTTTCGCCCGACCACACCTTGTCGCGCACGCCGCCAAAGTTGAACAAATAGCTGGAGGGGTTGGCCATGAGAAACGCCTCGCCCAAACTTGATGGAGCACGGTCTTGCGCAGCCCGCATCATGTTTTGCCACGCTGTTTGGGTCTGGGCGCCAATTAACGTGCGCTCCTCGTCGGTCATGATTCGGCCGCCGGTCAATGTATCCAACAGCATTTTGCCAGCCCCGACCATAACGCCCGCGCTTGAGCCAAAAGCATTTTGAAGCGTGTTGTTCAGTGAATTGCGCGCCCAACCAATGGTGGACTCGTCACCCAACAGCTTGTCACGCGCCGCCACAAACGCCGGCAGGTTGAAATCATCCTTGCGCGCCGTCTCTTGGTAATACTGAGACATGAACGCCTCGCGGGCGGAATAGGTATTGGCAGCCGAAATACGTGAGGCCTCACCGCCAACAATGGCACCCAGCGCGTTGCTCTGAAGCATGCCAGGAACAGCTTGGGCCACCGTGGCCATCGCACTTTGCCACCAAGTCAGCTTGGGCACTTCGGCCTGTTGCCTGCGAAACTCTTGCGCGGCCGCCGTTGGGCTGTTCTTGGCCCAATAGTCAAAAGAGTCTGGCAACGAAGCGAAATCTGGGTTGGTCCCGTAAGCGGTCTTGTTTAACAGTCGGGCATCCTGCGCGCTTAACTGCCCTTGCCGGTAAAGGTATTGCGTGTCGAGCCTGCGATCCTCCGGCGCCAAGTCAGCCTGACGCGGATCCAGTTTGGCAATGAGGTCGGCGCGCTGGCGGTCGTTGGCAGCTTGCCACTGATCAATCGTGTCGCGCAATGTTTCCGGTTCCCAGCGGCGAGCTTCCCACATATCGGCCGCCGCCTTGTCCCAATTCATGCCCTCCACCTCGTTGCGCACTTCTGCCACAACCTGCTCGCCCATCTTGGGTTTGACGGACTGCGCAAACCACGCCGGCATCGCGGAGTATTCGGGCATTCCGCGGAAGAACTGCCCGGAAGCAAACGAGGGCGATTGGTTGGCCAAAGGATCAAGTTCGACGTAACCAACGCCATGCTTGTCAAATTTGAAGGTGCCAATCTCTTTTTGTTGGCCGGAACGCACGGGAACACCAAAGAAACTCCAACCATCTTCCACGGCGTAAAGTTTGCCTCCTTCGAGCTTGTAACCGGGAGGAGCCTGAATGGCGTCTTGGCCTGCGAGCTTGGCCGTCAGTTGCCGCTCCATCGCTTCCGGCGTGAACCAGCTTGGAGGAGCATAGTCCACGCCTGTTGCTTTCCGCACCGCTTCCGGCAACTTGATTTCAGCTTGTGCGGTCAATTCCAGGGTTGCCTGTTGCGTGCGGCCGCGCATGGCGTTGGCCGTCCACTGGTTCAAGGCAGAGCCACTGCTGAACGAATCGGCAAAAGCGTTGGCATTAGCTACCGAAGCGGCGCCCAATGCGCGGTTATTGGCTTCAACTTGCTGCCAAATCGAGTCCATCACGCCCAACTCAACTGGCCGGATTGGCTCATTGCGCGCGACTCCAAGCGTGGCCGCCGCGGTATCGAGCGCAAATTCGCTCAAATAGTTGGACAGTTGTGCAGCGGCTTCCGGCCTGCGATCAGTATTAGGAAACTTGGACTCGTCGTAATGTAATTTGCTCTTGTCGGAGTAGTAGTTGTCGCGCTCTTGTTTGATGGATTCCGCGCCGGCCTTGAACTCTGCTCGCTCGCGGTAGGCGTTGAGTTCAGCCTGCGCTTGCCGCTCAACTTTGGCGCTTAACAGACCCTCCATCTTTTCTTTTTCGCCTTGAAGCAGTGACACCTTTGCTGGATCGCCACCCAACTTGTCCGCATCATTGATTTGACGGTCGAGGTCGCGGATGCGCGCTCGGTCGCTGGCAATGTCCTTATTGAGCAAAGTCAACTCGCCAGTTGCCTGTTGCAGTTCGGACTTCAGTTCCCGCGTTTTCTGGGCCAAGCCGGAATCAAAGGTGCGATCCTGCGCCGTCTTGCGGTCTTTGTCGTAGCCAACCCATTTCCACGGCATCCCATCAACAACTTTGTAAACGTGCCCATCCTTTTTGACGGTTTTGCCATCTGTTTCCGGCAACTGCTCGATCAGCTTGCCTTTGTCGTCACGAATGTAGGCTTTGCCAGTGACCGGATCAAACATTGTGCCGGACTTGTCCCACTTGCGCATCGCGGCGCCGGACGGCGCGGTAATGGGCCGGACTCTGCCGCTTGCATCGGTAAAGAAAGCCACGGCATCCCCCTGCATCGACTTGGCGGCACTGCGGTTTTCCCTCTCCCGCTCCCGCTCCGCGGAGGCCAACACGCGCGCTTGTTCTCTTTCTGCGCGTGCCCGCTCTTTGTCTGCGCGCGCTGTTTCTTTCTCAATGGCAGAAAGTGTGGCCGCATTGCGGTCAGACAAAAAAGATCTTTCGCGCAACTGATCGAGAGCACCGCGATTGCCGGCTCTCGCAGCCCTCATCAATTCGGAAAGAGTAGCCATCAATAAAAAAGGTGTGAGGTTCAGCCTTAACCCAAGTCGCCGCGCGCCCTAACCATACCGGCATGCTTGTTGCCGTAAGCGTGGGTCATTTTGGGCGGCCTGGTGCCGTCTGAGTTGATAGGCTTGCCATCTTTGTCGTAGCCCGTAGTCGGGTTGCCCATTGAGTCAAGCGGGGCGCCTGTTTTGGGATCATATTTCGGGGCACCCGGACCGCTCACACCGGTCAGCGGCTTTTGGCCTTCACCTTGGCCCTCACGCTTGTTGCGGCTTTCCTCAAAAAACTTGTCGCGCGCTTTAGCATCTTCCATGGCGCGCGCACCACTATAGCCTTGTTCCTTGGCTAACGCTTCATTGTCTCGCCTTTCTTCGCGGGCGTCATTGCGCCTGTCTGCTTTGTTTTTAGCGTTTTCAAACCGTCCCTGTTCGCGCGCCTTTGCCTCCGGCGTTTGGGCGGATTTGGAGCCACCGCCACGGCCACCGCCACCACCGCCGCCACCCGACTTGGGCTGCGGCGTTTTGGTGGTGGTCTTGCCCTGCGGAGAGCCTCCACCACCACCACTGCTCGGTTTTTGTTTGGCTTCATTGGCCTGTTTTTCAGCCAAGTCCATTTTCTTTTTGGTCATCTCTTGCTCAAATTGCATGCGTTGTTTGGCCATGGCGGTCTGTTGGTTGAACCGCCGCTGGTTCTCTGCAAAGTTGCGCTCGTCGTCTCTGTTGGCTTCCTCAAACTGCTGTTGCGCCAAAGGCAACTGCGAACGATCAATGTCAGGGGAAGCGGCCTTTAGCCCGCCGGAGTTATCAAGCCCGAGGCTCTTGAGCTTTTCCAAGGCAGAACCGCTTCCCATTTTTGCGGCATCCGCCAATGCTCGCGCCTTGGACTGATCTCCCTGGAGGTTGTAGGGATATTCGTCCGCAGAGGGTAACGGCAGGTTGTCGTAAGGATTAGCCATGGCGCGTGAAGGATCAACGATCTCGTAGATAGCTTAACCCGCGTGGTTGCTTGCCGGCTGGCTTGGGCTTGGTCGGCAAAGGCGGGCGCGGCGGCGGCGTAGGACGGGACGGCGAAGGCTTGACCGGCGTAGGACGGGACGGTGTGGGCTTGACCGGCGTAGGCCGAATTGGCGTGGGCTTGATAGGCTTGGGCTTGATAGGCTTGGGCTTGACCGGCGTAGGCCGAACTGGAGAGGGCTTGACCGGCGTAGGTCTTTTATGGGACGGGTTCATGGCAGTTGTTGTTTGTTGGTAAGCGCAAGAGCTTTGGCCTAAAGAGCGCGCAAGTAATCAAGCGTTTTGCGAAGATTGGTTGAGGACCGGGCGCCGTTGCGGCGGCGGCCGCGCGTCGAAGTAGTGGCCGAATCTGTGCCGCCCGTTCTGGCGGCGGCCCGATTTGCGCTGGCTTGGGCGTCCCATTCCATGTTTTTTACGCGGTCGCGTTCTTGCTGTTCCATTTGTTGCACTTCAGGATCGCTGTAATAGCTTGGGTGCAGGCGCGTGACGTTTGTTTCTGGAGAGAAGCGTTGACTTTCCGAAGCAGGCGCAATGAAGCCTTTATACCCCTGTTCGCCCAACACTCCGCTGCGATTGATTGCGGATGCCGCGGATTGCATGCGCGAAGCGGTTAAGAAGGGCGCGGATCTCATGCGCGCACTTTCTCGCAGCGCAAAAAGTTGTCAAATCTTTTGGCAAGTTTTACGGCAAGTTTTACGAGCACTCGGCCGGAGCCGCTGTAATCCGGTGCGCAGCATAGTGGTTGATGCGGCGTTGCTCGCGGGTCAGCTTGGCCTCAAGGGATTCCATTGGTGCGGCAGCCGGCAGAACGTGGGAGAGGATGGCCAGCATCATCACCCAATCGTCGTGCCAGCCATCGCCGGCGGCTTCTGTGCCATCCGGGTGGGTGACGAAGTTGCGCAGTTCGGCCAGCGCGCGGGCGCAGCGCAAGTCGAGTTCTTGTTCGCGGATCAAGGCGGCCAGTTCTCCCACCACCTGCCGCTTGCTCGATGTCGTGGTCTGAAATCCTGGAACCAGCACAGTTTTCCCTGTTCCGGCTTTCTTGCGGTTCCACACGTTGCACTTGTGACGGCGTAGTAGCTCGATCATGCCGTGCAGGTTGTTAATTTCTGGGGCGACGAGACAACTTCCATACCAGCGGGCGGTCAGGGCAATGCGCTCGGCTACAATGTCGAGATCCTTGGTGCGGTCATCAGGCATGCCGGCCGCGACTAACATAGCAGGGTGGTCAGTGTTGTCTTTGTCGGTATAGCGGGCGCGGGCGATTCCCCAAGCGTGGCAGTCGGTTTCCCTGCGGCTGGCAATGGATTGCTCGCCGGTCATGAAGTCAGCCGCCCCAATGTATCGCCGGCCTTCGTGCGGGGTTTCCCAGACGCGCAACCACGCCTCGGCCTTGGAGGTTTCAATGAATGTCGGGACGGCCGCTTTGTCAGGTTGTTCGAGGATGCCGTAGCGGGGCTCCAAAGCCAAAGAGATGGCAGTGGCTATGCTGGCCATACCGTCTGGATCAAAGCGGTTCTGGCCGGATTGCAGGAAGCAGGTAATGGCATCAGTCGGATACTCTTGGAGGAATTTTCGGGGGTCGCCGTTACAAGCCGGGGAGTCGATCACCTGCCGGCGCCATTTCAGCTTGGCCGGTGGGACTTGGTAGCGTTCGACCAGTTCATGTTCTCCGGCGTATTGGCTGGCAGAATCCAGATCAGCCATCAGGTTGTCAGCTTCCCCTGGAGAAATGTCGGCCGCGGAGTCGGCAAACTCGAACCATGGGGCGAATACGCGGATGTATCCGTTGCCGGTTTTGCCGGCCTTGAAGTCCTCGAAGTCGGCGGCCGCCTGCCAAGTCTGGTAGAACACGCCCTGGGCGCCGTTGGGGGTGGATTCCATGATAACCACACTCTGCGGCAGGTTAGGAACGGAGTTCATGATGGACTGCATGACGTATTCGCCGGAGGTTTTCCCGCGGGAACGGTAGTGAGCGGCCTCGGAGGCCAGAAGGAAGTGAATGTCGCCACCCATCCCGGCGCGGGGATCGTTGGCCGTTTCTTCCCTGACTTTGCTGCCGTGGCTGAACTCTCGCCGGTTCTGTTTGGCCGTATTTCCCCACTGGTTGAACCGGTCGGATTCCACATACCGGTTCCAGCACTCCATCAGCTTCGAGGTGGTGCCCAAATCGTCGCCCAGAATGGCGCCGTAGGCCATGAAGTTGCGTAAATGGGTGTATCCAATGGCCAGAGATACCGTGCTGGAGCCTTTGCGGCGGGGTTTGAGGATGATGATGCGACAGGGAACGCCGGCATTGCGGCACCAGAGGTAGATGTCGATGACGCGCTTCTGGAAACTGTTGGCTTTGGGGGTAATCAGACGGCCGGACCGGTCGAGAATGGTTGCGCAGGTTTCCATCCAGAGCATCGGATCGGCGCGGACCATCAGGGCGGCCGTATCGCCCTGGAGATTGCTGCCAATGCCGTCAGATTCCACGGAATTGCCGGCTGATATGCTTACGTTTGTGGGTTTTTTCGACATGGGAAGGCGGATATGTTTACAGATTCGACAGGTCGGGCTGATAGCTGCCGGTCAGATCGTCCCAGATTTGTCCCTGCGGGGCAGTGATCCGGCGGTAAGCGTCCACCGCATTGAGCCATGAGGTTTCCAAGGGCGCGTTCCACTCATGCGCCGGCGGAAAGTTGTGCGGCGCCCTGTGCCGCCAGTTTTCCGCGGCACAACCGCCTGCCAACAGGGTCAAAATGGCAAGCATTAGCCTCATTTGTCTTGGGTGAAGGCGGTTTCCTGCGCATTGCGGCCGATTTCTGCGTGCCATGTGTCCGGCGCCACCACCTTGTAGTCGAGTTTGTGACCAGCTTTGCAGAACGAATCGTCGCGCCAAAGGATGCGGTTGTTGGGTTGGGCCGCTATCTGGCCGGTTCCATCTTCGAGGAACAGCAAATGGTAGCACTTGTGCTCCGGCGGATACTGCGAGTAGCCGTTGTCGGTGTGATCGAGGGTGAACCAATACGCACCGGGGATCAGTTTTCCGTCTCGGCGCCGGTATTCGCAGCCCATTTCCCGCAGGTATTCGTAGCGGGTCACGCTGAAATCCCACCCATGGCAGTCCCACATTTGCAGGTCGGTCAGGGGGTGGGTATGTCCGGCGGGTTTCTGGTGGAAAAGGGCGTGGAGGGGCATCCTGGCCCATTGCGCGCCACTCTCGCAGAGGATGGAAAAGTGCAGGGCGCGGCTCGGAATACTCGTCACCCCGAATATCACGCAGGGTTCGTATTGGCCGGAGTATTTCTCGTCCATTCCATGCAGGAATCGCTTGTCCACATAGCCGTATAGGTGCTGCGGAACCCCGGCATTGAGGCAGTGATGGCTCATTCCGCGGGGTTTTCTGGGGCGGCCGGCCCTCCCAAGGCGATCATCCGGTTATTCTCCAATTGGATTTTCCGCACCTTGTCGGCCAACTCATCGAGGGGAATGAATTTGTGCTGAACGTCATGTTCCATGGCGATCTTGTCCCCGAATTTCTTGGGGGCATGTTTGGATAGCTCCCATTTCATGTGATCGAGGTCGATCCGGCGGTTGGCTACTCCTTCTGGGGTTGTGGGGGGATTGATTTTCCCCTCGTAGCGGAAATCATCGTTCCGGTATTCGGCGTAAAACTCGCGCGCACGCGCGTATTGTGTAGCAAATTCAGGGTTTTCCAGCAGGTGGTTGAGTAAGGTCGGCCAGCTTGGCATGCCATCTGTCTGGCAGATTTCGCGGATCGTTCGTCCCATGGCAATTTCGCGGCAGATGTCTGTTTCCAATTCATCCGTCCATTCAAACGAAGGGCGGCCGCGCCTGCTTTTTGGTGCTTCGAGAATTGCTCCCATACCCGGAGCACAGCAGAAGTTTCTTCTGTTGCCAATCCTTTTGACAATTAAAGGCTTGACGAGTCCTCAAAAATTCCCCCTATAACCCCCTGTATTTCCCGTTCTTCTGCCGGCCGTCCCCATTGTGTTGCCATGGCGGCGGCGATTCCCTCGTAAGTTTTCGAGCGTTCGGCCCATCGGTTTGCGGACGGTGCGAGGCGGTTCTGTCCGCTGTCGGTCTGGTTGTTCCAGCGCGGGCGCCCGTTGACCATGCGTGGATGGATGTATTGGGTTGGTTGAAGGAGCGGAAGATTCTTGAGCCAGAGGCAGGTGGCCTTGCTGGCATCGTGGCCAAAGTGATAAGGCTGGATTATCTGATTGGCTTTGCGGATGCGAGTGCCGATACAGCCGGTGGGGTTTTCGAGGGCTATGCGCTCGATGGGGGCATCGAGGAGAAGGCGGACGAAGGCCAAGGCTTCTTCAGTTTGGGCCGCGCGGCCAGGGCGGCGTTTGTTCCAGTGGAGGCCGGAGGCGCAGAGGTAGGTGCAGGGCGGGTGGGCGATGAGCAGATCCCAAGAGTCGTAGAGAATGTCGCGCACATCGCCTTGGTAGTGATTGCCGGCCGTGGTGGCTGGCAGGAGGTCGCAGGACCATGCTTCGTGACCCGCGGCGGTGAAGGCATCGCGGACGGCGCCGGAAAACTCACAGGCCACAAGCACTCGCATGGGTGATTGTGGCGCTGTGGTCAATCCTTTCGACAACTCGTTAGGGAGCGTAGTGGTGTGTCCAGATGCGGCGGTGGTAGCTCCGTTCCATGCGCTCGATCAGGGGGCGCAGGGTGGAGCCGAGCGGGTAGGCTTCGACCAAGGATTTGGCGGCCGCGCGGATGCGGCGTTCGAGGGCTTGGTCGGCGCGGTAGTCATCGGTCAGTGGCAGGGATTCGCTGCTGGAGCCGGTGGCCTCGAAGGCATCGGCAATGTCGCCGTAGCCCATTCGGCGCAGATCGGCCGTGTGCGGGTGGTGGTATAGGGTGTTGTTCATGGTTATTCAGTGATCGAGAGCAGATTCGGCGCGTAGTGCCGGAGGTAGTGCGCGGCGTATTCGCGCGCGCGCGCTTTGGTAAGGCATCCAGTTGTCGTGTGCATTTTCATGCCGGCTGTCGAAATGATCGCTTTGGTTTTCTTGGTCTTTCGGTCGCG